GACCTTCAAGACAAATACCTCTCGTAATCTTACGAGGCTTCTCGCTCCCTATAAGGAAGCAAATTACGTTACGACACAACAAAGAGATCAATTGTTCCGCAGGCAAACTCTTATAAGAAGTAATTGTTGGAGATAAATCCAAAGCATTAACCTCATATTTGTCCGCATACCAAACATTCTCTCTTTTTTGTTTATCCGGTCGAGGCGTGTTTCCCTCCGAGGCATCTTGCACCTCATAAACTACACTACTTCGCAGCTTTGAAATCAAAAGACCAGAAGCTAAAACACCAGCAAAAATGCCGAGTATAGCTGGAGCTCGCATCGAATAGTAAGCTCTATCTCCTAATCTTCTGATCCATCTACGACACACACGTTTTCCATACCACATGAAAATACGCGTGGTTATCTTGTACACTAACCAGTGCTTAAACCTATTAAAATAACCTAGTAGGTTGGAAATAATAAAACCAAATCCAACAAACCATGGTCCTAGGAAAACAAGATAAGGTAGTATGATACTCAAGAGAGAGACTGTCACACCAAGAAAATCGCCTACAGCTCGAGGATTAATAAGCCCAAAAGCTTCATCTCCAGCTTGGATACATCCACACAAATTAGTGGGAAGGGAGCACATCTCACAAAGTTCAACTTGTCGCATTGTAGCAACACTTTGGGACATCGCTTCAGCTACCCTATCGTGATTTTCAATGGCATCGTTTAAGAAAACCAAGAAATCAGCTAAGGATACCTTATCCAAAATTTTTGTTCGTTCAGCGTGAATTTGCTTTCGCTTTCCTTCTGAATCAACAACTTTAACTGGATCAACTTTCTCTACAGTCCAAGTCCACCAATCAGGGTATTCAGAAGCTTCATGATTAACTTTCGTTGAATCTAGAAAACCTTTAGAACATTGATATTCTGCCTTAACCCTTGGCGTAATAATGTAGGGAAAACGCCGTTGGACAGCAGATGGACATGAAAAATAGGCATGAGCATTAAGATTCTTAGTATTGGTAGTTGCAATAACAAGCTTCGCTCGAAGAGGTGTTGTACCTTTCTTCTCTATAGCAGCTTGTTCAGGCATATATGGTACTCCATTAATAACCTGAAGCAACTCCATCACAGATGGATCTCCATTAGGGGCTGCATCGGGACGCATAAAAGCCACATCATCCATAATTAAAGTGTGTTGATGCGGACCAAAATTTGTCCAATGTTTTGACCCAGGTGATACTGTGAAACACATAGAATCATCCTGCGGAAGACCTTGTTTCTTAGCAAAATGCAATCGTAGCATATCTTTAATCGAAGATTTTCCAATTTTAGAATCCCCGTATATTAACAGGGAAAATGGAACATCGCGATTCTCAC